TTATTAGAAATATTTGTGTCTTGTGCATTTTGAGAACTATCTACTTCTGTTTTTGTGTATGTAGTAGTTTTATCTGCTTTCTCAAACAGTTTTCCATCTACCTCAACACTACTGTAAGTTTCAGCTTTAGTATAGCTATCACCTACATTAGCTTTGCTATCTAATAATGTATCTGTCGCTGCTTTAGTGTATGTATCACTTGTGTTAGCTTTCTTTGCAATCTCTACATCTTGAGCATCTTGAGAGGCATTTATTTCAGCTTTAGTGTAAGTATCTACAGGAGATGGTAAGTTTGCAATAGCATTGGTATTAGCAGTAATATTTACATCTTGAGCATTTTGTTGTGCATCTATTTCAGCTTTAGTATATCCATCAGTGCCACTTTCTACTTCTGTCCATTCACCATTTTGTCTACCATATTGCAAACCATCAACAGGTGCATCAGGTATGCCAGCACTATCACTAATAGATACCCATGTCTTGTTGTTACGAGCATATGTCTCACCATCTTCTGGTGCTTCAGGTGCTAGGTTATTTGTTTCAGCATTAATATTAGTAATGCCACTTCCTTTACCTACAAAGGTATTAGCTGTCACATTAGCTGATGGAAAATGTATATTGCCATCTAAATTTAAGAAGACAGCTTTTTCTGCTGGATAAGTACAGAATACACTTGAATTACCATTTAACGAAAGTAAACTTCCTGTGTTTGAAGACAATAGATTTCTTACAATCTCAGTTCCTGTTTTAACGCCATAGCCAACTTCCCATGCGGTGTCATCTGTAATACAGTAGTAAACAGTGCTACCATCAGTGATTGCTTCCCAACCTTGATAACCTTCTTTAGTCGCTCCTATCTCAATATCAGCTTTTCCTATTGTAGAGCAGTTTGTATATATTCTATCTTTTAATTGTAATGCCATGTGTTTATCCTATGTAAGGGTTAATTTAAGTTGGTCTACATTTATAACGAATTGGTCGCCAGATAATATTTCTTTAGGGTTATCTAATGCTGTAAAATACATCATGAAGCCAGCACTTGCTGAGTCCATAACACCTACATAACCAACATTACCCCAATTACTTGTTGCTGTTCCCCATTCTACTTTATTAGCGTTACTAGTCTCGCCATTAAGGTTATTAATATCAAATGTAACTTCTTTTCTTGTGTAAGATGCTTGGTCTATTTCGCTAGTAGTAACTCCAGACTTTGTTGGGTCTTCAGTAAATAAGGCTAAGTAAACCTTACTTGGGGCGTTGTAAGAAGCATCTCCTACTGTTGCTTTGACTAATCTGTTTGCTAAATAATTGGTAAAATCCATGTTGTGTCCTATGTAAGTTGTACTGCTAATGGTTGTGCTGGGAAAGTTGACTGTTCGTCTGATTTTGTAATACTTGCTAATCCTGCCTTATACATACCATCCCATGTAGCTAATCTTGGGTCATCCATTAAGAATGGAGCTGACTCTGCTAGTGATGCGTATAACACTAAATCAGGGCATACATCTAAGTATTCGTTAGTTGGATTAGTATCTGACATTGGTTTTGGTATTTTGTAGTAGGTCATGTTTATTGTAGTTGCACCTGTTGGTTGTGGTGCTAGTACAAAGTTATCTGCTACTAATGTATAATTTACTGGAACACCTTGTGCGTTAGAACCGCCACTTCTTCTGTAGAATTGAGATACTGTTTGAAATGTTAAAGGTATAATTGGGTTAGCATCTAGGTGTAAATCTTGCATTTCCAAGTAATCTGCTGGAGTTGGGACAGTAAATCCACTATCCATGCTATATGTAGACTGTTGCAAAGTCTGTCTAAGTCTTAAATCTCTGTTAAGTCTTTTCTCTGCTAACGATATAAACATAGGAATCTTGTCAGTTAAATCTTGTCTTGCAAGATAATCTGCTATGTTTGTCTGTAAATTTGCGTAACTTGTAAATGCTGGCATATCTTATAAGTGTCCTTTTTTAGTCCTGAAAAACAAATTCTCAGGGTCATTTAACCAAGCGAAAAAACGCTTTTGGTCTAATACTGAAAATCCTTGCATAATCCCCATCTTGTTTAACTTGTCTATTGCTGTAAATGGTATGCTAGCCACCTTGTTTCCGAACAGTTGGTCTGACCATTTAGTCTCAGCGTTATTATATTCTTTTTTGTTTTGCTCTATTAAAGCAGAGACATCTTGCTCTTGTTTAATAGTTAATTCATCTTTATCATTAAGACCAACACTTGTAGTCTTTACATCATCCTTATGTGCTTTCATATTTATCCTTAAAGGTAATGCCCCCGAAGGGGCATAAGCCATATTATGTTTCGTCACTCATCATTGCATGAGCAGATTCATTGTTTACTACTAATGTATATTCTACATTTAATAGATGTTTCTCTGAATCACCCATTTTAGCAAGTTTTTGAGACTTGAATGGTCGTAGATAAGCTACTGAAGCCATTGAAGGGTCAAGAACATATGAGTAGTCATCAGATAAGAATCTATCTGGAACAACATTTACTGAACCAAAATCTGATAAATATACATCAGCAGTTCCGATAATTGTTGTTGGAGATGACTTAGGTGCTTGATAACGCTGTTCAGCAATACCAGCAAATGTTGAAACTACTTGCTTGTTAGCTGGAGATACTAATAGCACATCAGGTTCACCACCAGAGTTATATGCTTTTAATACTGCTTCTTTTAGCATATCTTCTGTTAGTGCGCCACCTGCTGTATCAACAGTGTTAGTTGTAATCCATGATGCTAGACCACCTAATAAACGAGGTGTTGATGCTGTGCCAGCAGATTGTGCTTGGTCAGATAACAGGATAGATTCCATGTCTCGTTTGATTTCAGCAGAAGCTTTTGAAAGCTGATATGCTGTTTCTGTAGAACGACCAGCTTTGTCTACTACATCATCTGTAGTTGAAACTTGAACTACTTTATCAGAAATCTGAGTGTAGTTACCAACACGAGTTGTAGGTGTTAAAACTGCTGAAGTTGCATCAGCTCCCTCAACTTGTGCGTTAGCTAAGTTTACATCAGCTAGGCTGTCTGTTTGCCATTCATGGTATGTGTTTTTAGCTTTAGTTCTGCCAACAGTTGACATGAAAGGTGTTGTTGTAGGAGAGATATCATATATCGCATCCTGTAAGTCTTCACGAATACCAACGGTATCGTAGGTTTTATATGTTGCCATTGTTTATGTTTCCTTTTAAATAAAGTTTTTGAATACATCTACTGCATCAGTTAATTTACCTGATGATTTTAGACGCTTTTTCTGTTTGGTATATACATCCACATTAGCAACTTTATTTCCTTTCTTAGCCATTTTAGGAGCTTTTGCAAGCTTTTTAGTTACGCTAGGATTGGCTTTTTGTAGTTTATCGTACTCCATAGCCTTCTGTAATATTAGTACATGGCGATGGTCATAAACTTGTGCTAATTCTTGGTCTGTAAAACCTATACCTTTCCCAAAGTTACGAATATCTTTTTTGATTTGTTCTGCTTTCTTTGGGTCAGAAAATTCCTTTACTTTTTCCACTAACATTTTAGATTGGTTGGCAACAAATTGTGCTTGTTGATTAGCTATATGTTGATTTGATTCTTGAGCTAATCTAGCTTGTTCTTGTTGTACTAACTGTATCTTTTTGTTTGCTTCTGTGTTTTCTGCGACTCTCACCGCATAAGCTATCGGGTCATTTTCTTTTAATAATTGTAAATCTTCCTCACTATTTTTACCTTGCGATAATATAGTTTGTACTTGATTTAACCTTTGAGCATATTGCTCTCTTAGATGCTGTGCTTCTTGGATTGCTTTAGCTTCTGCTTCTACAACTTTACGCTGTTCTGCTAAAGTTTGACTTTTCTTGGTATAGTCATCGCCTTTTTGATAACCACTTACAAGCTCTTCTAGGGTGACATCTTTCTCTTCACCACCAGCTTTTACTCTGTAAGTCTTGCGTTCCTCTACCTCTACTTCGTCTTCGTCTGAGTCTTCATCGTCTTCATAAGTATCTTCTGGTTCATCTTCCGATTCCTCGTCTACTTCTTCTTCCAATGCTTCTTCATCAGTTTCCTCAACTGCTTCCGTTGCCACTTCTTCATTTTCTACCTCTGGTTTATCGTTTGATTCCTCGGCATCTAACATATCAGTGAAAACTTCCGTTGCATCTTTTGGAGTTTCAACTGAGTTAGACTCTTGGTTGATTTGCTCTGTCATAATTCTTCCTTATAATTTGCTATTTAACGATAGCTCGTTTATACCCATTTGGGTAATAAATTAGTGCCCTGAGACCCGCATAAAATGGGGCTCTATTTTGGCTGATATTTGCTGTGAGGCATTTTAAGGCTCTGTGTTGATTTAGCCCTACCTACCCTACACGGAATAATTTTAATCGCTCCTAGAGCGTTAAATTTTCCATCTTTTGGTGTCTATTTTCTTTTGGTCTGCAATAGATTGTAAATGAGCCATTATTTCGTTAATAGTAGTAATTCTCATGTAACATACTTCTCTGGCTGTTTTATCATCTACATCTGAGTTAATTAGCATATCTAAGTGCATTTTAACTAATTCGTCCATTGCTTCTTTAAAGCTATCATCGTTAAGAATGTTAGCTATTGCTTCATGATTCATAGTGTCTCCTTTATAGTCCTTTAGTTTCTAATGTTTGCATAATTCCATCTGCTACCTTGGGCATACCATTTTCTCTCATAATTTGAGCGAATTGAGTTGCCATTTCGTAATTATACACTCTATATTCTTCTGTATTTAGTTTTTTGATATTTTGGTTATAAGGAGTCATTTCATGCCTAAACTTGTTATAACTTGCCCTTATTTGAGACTGTGTGATTCCTTCTGCCTCTAAAGGTTTAAAGTAATCCATTACACCTTGTGGGGTTACGCCTTCATTAAGGTCTCCCATGCCTCTCAATACTGTATCTAAAGTTTCTGAGTAATCCTCATCTAATAGACCACCACCCTCTACTGTATTCCAACCTCTATCAGCTTCTCTTTCTTCTCTGAAAGTGTTTTTATCTCTTGTTATAGTGCCTTTATCTTCACCTAACACCTCTAATGATTTTTTAGTAGGTGTGTTTTTTAGGTTTCCGCCATCAACCTGCATCATTGATTTGTTTTGCAACTCTTCAATATTTTGGTTAATCCAGTTCACTAAATTTTCTTTAGCTTCAAGCTCTCTTTTCTTATTAACGCCAACAATAGTTCTATTTTCTACAGTAGATAGTAATTCTACTAACTTATTCATTTTGTAATCAATATTACTTCTATCTACGCCAGTTGATGTATCTCCAGCTCTTCTCTGATAGTTCATTGTATTTTTTACAGACTTAATAATCTTTTTATGTTTAGGGTCTTTTATATCAGATACTAAGTTATTATCTACTTTTCCGTTGTATGTAGAAACGCTATCTTGAACATTTTTAGGTTCAAAGTTTGAGCCTGTACCGACATTATGATTAGCATCATTTGCTTCTGTAGTTTTTTGGTTATCTAACCATTTATGTTGCTCTGATTTAGAAGCATCAAACTCAGGTGTTTTGCCATACTGTTCAACAAACGCATCTTTTTGTTCTGGAGACATTTTTTTAGATTTAGCTATTGCATCTAAATTTTGTGAGTCTGCAAAAGCACTGTTATTTGTAATACTTCCAGTGTCATCACCTAACTCTTTAGCTACCCAGTGGTCAAGCCCTTTTATCATAGGTGCATTTAACTCATTAGCAGGTTGTTCGTAAACATTACCATTTGCATCAGTAACTTTGACTTTAGGTGTAACTATAGGACTGCCTGAGTTGTCGTATTTAACAACATCTTCTGCTGGACTTCCTAAGAAAGAGTTAATTGGGTCTTTTTTGCTTGCTGGGGTAATTCTTGACTCTTTACCATCTTTAAAGTTTGTAATTTTATCATTAGCAAAAGCTTTTGTTGGAGGTAACTCACCAGAACCTTCAAGAATCTTATCAAATACATCTTTCTTTGCTTTGTTAGGTAAAATTTCTTCTTTATTATTCTTTAAAACACCTTTTAACATTGTATCTAATTGTGCATCAGTAATACCTTTAATTTCACCTCTAATAACATCATCAGTGTAATCAGGAACTCTGTGTACTCCAATTTCCTGAGCAACATCTTTCATTATTGTATTTTCTGTATCTGGGCTTAATCCGCTAGGAAATTCTCTTCTTGTCTCATTTCCTTGGTATATTTCATCAACATAAAAAGGGTCACCCTCTGCGGTTCTGCTATTAAATACCTTTACGCCCTGACCTTCTCTTGGCTGTAATATAGGGTCTGCCAATTCTGCATCAGTTAAGTTCTGTTGGTTTTTAATATCTACTCTAGCATCAACCTCACCTATTTTATTTCCATAATTAGATGGAATGGTGTCTTTAGGTAAAAACTGATTTCCATATGCTGTTTCACTAGGGCTGTTAGTCTTTTGAGTTAGGTTTCCAAATCCAGCACCACTATGATTGCCCTGCATTTTATCAGTAACGTGTCTTAATTCATGTGCCACAACTTCTGGATTAAATTGTATGCCTGTAGGGTAAGAACCATCAGCTTTTCTATAGTGAGCTAAGTTATTTATTACTTTGTTAAAAGCCTGTTGACTTAAACCACCACTGTTTAAAGTGTCGGTTAATGTTTGTCCTACCTTTAACCTGTCTATACCATCAAATTGAAGTGTATTACCTGAAAATCTTGGGTTATCTAAAATATCTGTTTTAGGAGCACCTTCTTTTGCAATTCTTCTATACGAATCATCGACTAAATTTGTGGCTTCTCTGTAAAATAAATTTGCTTTTAGCTCTTTTAGGTCTCTAGCTTCTATAGCAGTTAAGTCATCTGGTGATTTAGCTAATAATTTTGTAATTTTAGGACTTTTTTCTGCAAACCTAGTTAATGCCAATTTAGCTCTTTTTGCTATTTGCTCTTGTGTTGCAGGGTCTTGTATATTAAGGTCTTTTAGAATTTGCTGTGCTTCTCTTGTTTGCTTGCCTATTTTTGAATTGCCTACAAAGCTAGTTCCATGATTTCCTACAGTTATGTTTACACCTTCATGTGTTTGAGGGTTAATTAACCAAGGAAAGTCATTAATTTTATCTGCATTTTCTTTACCATACAGTTTTTCTATGTTTGAATTTTGGTATATCTCACCTTGAGTAAGTAAAGTTGCATTTAAGTCTGACCTATTCTTTCTGCTGTTGTTTATTTTCTTAGATACATCACCACCATCTAAATTCCACTTTTGCACTAATCTAGCTTCTTCTTTTGGGTCATTATTAAGAATGTTAGTTCTGTTGCCTGTTCGATTGCGTAATATATCTGCTATGTTTGGTGATGTAATTGTATCTTTATCACTAACAATATACTTGTATCCACCATCAATCTTTCTAATGACTTTACCTTCTTTATCAAAGTATTCTTTTGTCATTTGTGCAGATACTTCTTCTTCTTCTGCCTTTGTTAAGTCTTCGACATCTTTATTGTATAATTCTTGGCTTAGTTTTTTCTCTATACCATTAATTACTGACATACCAGCAACTTGCTCACCAGTAACTACATTTTTGCCTGCGTTATCAAGATTAACTTCCATTGCCATTGTATTAGGCTTAATCTTGTCATCAACTACTTTTCTAGTTGGTATTCCATCGTTTGCTTTAGCGTACTGTAAGAAATCTGTGTTAAATCCACCTGTTAGTGTGTCATTAACTGCTCTTCCTGCATCGCCTGCCAAATCAGATAATCCTGAGCCTACTGATTTAATATCGTTAGAAATAGTATCATAAATACTATCTAATCCTTGATTATACTTTTTACCAAGGAATTCAGCTCCATCGTATAAGCCTTTAGCACCTGTTCTCAATAGCTTTGTGCCACCTAAAGTAGCTAAATCAGCCCCTAAAAATCCAGCATCAAACTTTTGCATACCTGTAGTGGTGTTGCCATCAGCTAGGTTATTAAAGAAATCACCAGCTTCCCCAATAGTTAAATTAGCAAATCCGCCTTCACTATCAGGCTTTGTTCTATGCTCTTGTGGTATAAATTGCTGATTATATTCAGATATTTTATTATTTACTGTTCTGTTTGCATCTACAACATCATTTAAACCACCGCCTATAGCTCTAAAGAAATCACTTGTACCTTTGTGGTAATTATTATAAAACTGTTGCTGTTTTAAAGCCTCTTGAGTTGCAGGAATCCCTAGCTGTCCGCTATAACTGTAGTGTTGTGAATCTCTACCAGCGTTATATTTAACTCTGTTGTATTCATCATTTTCTGCTAATAGTTTATCATAAACATCACCCATTTATTTTTGCCATCTTATCTACAGCTTGTATCATGTTCTTCATGTCCTTATCTGCCATATCTGAGTGAGAGTTTCTTTCTTTTAGCATAAATTCTGCTTTTTCTAACTTCATTTCAGCTTCAAATTTCATTTTTTCAGCCATAAGATTAGCTAGGTCTTTTTCTGCCTCTAAAGCTACTTTATCAGCCTCTAATTGATTTTTTTGTCTAGCTATCTCTAAATGCTCTTGCTCCATTTGAGCTTTTATTTGTGCTTTTTCCATTTCTAATTGATTCTTTTGAGCATCTGTTTGCTGTTTCATTTGTGCTTTTTGTATTTCAGCCTTAGCAATAGCCTGTGAAGCTTGTACTTCAGGTGGCGTTTTATCTTGCTTACTATCTGCTTCCATGACTTGTGCCATAGTTGCATCATCTATCTCTTTAATGAACTGACTATCGTCTCTGTAACCAGAAGCGTTAATGAACTTAGCAAGAGTCTCTCTGTATTGTTTTAGTGTGACTAAAGGGTTAGCTAGTCCATACTGTTGCAATACTTGTTCTTGTTTAGCTAATATCATCTGTAGCATAGCAATCTTCTCATCACCTGTACCATTACCTAAACCTACATTAATAGATACATTGTATTGGTTATCCCATTCTCTTGGGTCTATGTTAAGTGGCTTACCATTAATAGCTAATGCTCTTGGCTCATTTTGATACTTACATACAAGATGTAATATCCCTTTCATTAGGTTCTTAACGCCAGTATCTGCAAAGATACGAGCTATAAGTTCTAGTTTACCTTGTGATTGAGCTGTCATGGTTGCAACAGCAGTAGCTGATACATTCTGTAAGACATTAGCATCTAAGCCTTGATTCATATCACTCACGCCAGTTCTCTTAGCTTGTACGCCATCTAAATACTCAAGCATAGGGAATGATTGTCCTGCACTACTTTGTACTTGCATAGGTACAATAGCATTAGGGTTCTTCATTCTAATGATACCACCAGCAGTTGAGTTAAGTAAATCATCTAAGTTTACTTGTCCTTCTACTGCACCTACTCTACTGTTATTCGTTAGGTAGAGGTTATCTAGCATTTGTCTTGTGATTGTTGACTTAATGAACTGTAGCTCCATTGTTCTATCAGCCATAGATTGACCATAGAATGTATGAGGTACTGGGAAAGGACATAGGCTATAGAATGGAACATAGTCTATCTCTTCATCTGATAGGATAGTCTTACTTGCATAGCATATTCTGTGTTTCTTAGCTAGACCATCTTTATCACCAATGTCTATATAACATTCATAATAAGCTATTAAGTCTTGGCTTGGGTCTGTGTTGTTTACATCTGCATTAACAGGGTTATATTCAAACCCATCAACACCTAATCCTACTTCATCATCTGTTGCAAGCCCTGCTACTAAATTCTTATCGTAACCCATAGATACCAAGTCACTTCTAGTCAGCATCTTTCTTTGTGCGACAAACCTTGCATCGTCTATACAATCAGCGTGTCTGTCTATCATAAACTCAGCATTACTTACATTCTCTATTTTAACTCTGCTTGCATCTACTGTTTTCTTTAGTTTAACATTAAAGGTGCTAGGTGCATTTTGTACTAAAGGCTCACCTGTCATTGGGTCTACACCTACTGGCATAGGCTCACCCATAATCTCTTCTTGTGCTACTATCTCAACGCTAGGCTCTTGCATTAGCATAGCTAACTCATCTTGGCTTAACGCAAAGTATTCTTCTTCATTAGCATCTTCTTCTACATTCCAGTAAGCCTTTACAATACCTACTTTATTGACCAGTGCATCCCAGAACCAGTTGTGCATAAGGATAGCACCTGCATTATCTTTATTGAAGATGTGATTGACATATTGGGTGACATTCTCAGCTACTGTGGCATCACCATCATTCTGTGGTGTGAACTCTACTACATCTACTGATTGAGTGAATATCTTTAAGAGCTGTGGTAGGGCGCCATCTACAGCCTCTGCTACTTCACGAGTAGTGACACTAGACTTACCTGATACTTCATTACCATAGGGCTTACCTAAGTAATAGTCTGTAGCTCTTTGCACATCACCATCTACCTCTCTGTAGGCATTTTGTGAGTCATCAATATAGTTATCTAGTAACGCTTTTAGTTGTTCTTCTGTTAGTTTTTCTGCCATGTTTATCCGTGTAAGTATTTTGTTATGCCTAATAGATATATCGTTAAGGCTGTAAAGTTCATTGCTATTAGTGCTTTATCTTTCCACACAAAGCTAATGTATATCCATCCTATTGTGGGAAGCACTGCTATATATAAGTTTGCAGGGTATATGTTTCCTGCTGTTAGTATCATGCTTAATATGATAAGCAATGAGCTTATCCACTTGACTGTATTCAGCATTTATTCTCCTTTTAATGATTAATACTTTTTGTTGAAGCTGTCCATTAGGAAATCTCTTTGTTGTGGCGTGTCTACATTAGGTCTTCCACCCATTGCTTTTTTTGCATTGTTGACAAATTGTCCTAAGAAGTCTGTCTCATTCTGTGTTGGCGCACCTCTTCCACTCATATAAGTTTCCATGCTATTGATTAATTCAGGTGAATCTTCAAATACGTGTTCTTGTGCAGGTGCTTGTCCCATCTGTTGTCCCATCATTGGGTTGATTGAATTTGGTCTAATTGGCTCAAACTTTGGTGGTTGCCATTTAGGCTCAGGGGCTTGTCCTATCTGTTCTTGTTGTCCGCCTAGTAAACCACTTTGTTTAATTTGCGCAAGATATTGCATTTGGTTTATAAAAGTAGCTTCATCTATAGCGCCTTTAGCGTATAACCTTCTTAGTTCTAATTCATCCATGTTTATTCCTATAGGTATTGTTGTTTATAGCTTTCGCCATCGTAAGTTGTTTCAAAGGGCTTATCCCAATTAGTTCTTTTTGCTGTTGATGAGGTATCTAGTCCCATTGCTAGGTATCTAAAGGCATCACTTCCGTGTGAAGACCAATCATGCAAAGGCTTCTCTTGGAAGACATTGAGCTTCTCATTAAAGACTCGTCTATAGTTTCTCAAGCACTCGACT